CTTCTCAGCACATTCAGCTCGTTGCGTCGGCAACCCAGCGCCTCAAGATCTAGGTGATGTTCCCTGAGTGCGCCTGGACACGTGGATTTGTCCCAACGTGAACCGTCACTGACTACAATAAGCACGCCTCCTCCCCTCCGAGCCGCGATTGACAAAGCCTCTTCATACCATTCACCCAGGTCCTCCGCAGTAACACAGCCTGCTATTGCCACAGGTAGTGTCGCTATTCGGTGGACGCCCAGCTGGGTGTATAGCTGGTGGCCGTATTCGCCCAGGTACGGCGAGAAATGCGCGTTGTACGCATCCCTCCTGCCCTGGATGATTCGGGGGTCGGGGTTTTCTTTCACTCCATCAGGCGCCCAGGCAGTGTGGTTGATCCCTCGCTCTCTTTTCACGAAAGCTAACGAATCGAGTTCACTTCCTGTCCAGGTCCCAGCACGCCGGTGTTGATCGCGCGCCTTGCGGAGCACATCTGCCCTGCCGCAGCTGTACTTCCTGAGGAATGCCTCGAACGGTTGCGCCGGCAGTAAGACGCCCACGCTCGAGGTGATTGGATTTCCCTCTCCAATCGCAATTTGCTCAAAGAACATTGGTGCAAGATCCCCAGTCCTACACCTCTCTCCAAGCACGTCCCACGCTGCATCGATCAACGGAGCGGCGGCCGTCTCGCCGTTCTCGTCAACCCACAACGTGGGGCTCAACACTCGGCCGACCAGTCCGGCCACCTCGTTGCAGAGGCAGCTACGAAACACGGAAGGCACGACTTCAGTACATCCGAAACCCGCAAGTTTGCAGGCGAACCCAGGCTTACAATTTGCTTCCACAGTCAGTCGGTAACTGCAATCAGCGCGAAGCATCGCCGTGCGAGGTCCTACGCACGTGTCCGACACCTCAATTGTCGCCCTTTCTGCAGGCCGCAGGAGCATTGCGGCTGCAGGGTCCACCAAACCTGGTGGCGTTCCTTTGGCCCATTTGATGACAGCGAAGTTGTACAACGAGTGCGCTGCAATCGCTGCCACGAGACCCTTGGGTCCATAGCTGCTGATGCAGGCGGTGCACACGTGCATAACTGCTGTCGGCCAATACCTTGGTCTCTCAGTACCGCGGAATGTTGATCGGGCTGTAAACCACTCCCAAGCCACAAAGGTCGCTGTGGCGGCGGGGCAGTAGTACTTGGCTACTTCCTCAACTAGTGGGCCCATAACCACTGCGAGGATTGGCGTTGGCGTTGCCAGGTAACCTGGAGCGATCCAGGTCGGCTTGCGGACTTGAACGGCAAGGTTCAGTGCGCTCAACCAGGGGGTCAAAGTCCCGGTCTGGCGCGCTGCTGCCGCCGTCCCAGCAACGGTCAAACAAGTCAGTCCAGCGGCCAACATCATGTGCTTGCCTGCCGTCCAGACCACGTCCGTCCGCTCCCAGCTCTCAGCCCTTTCGCGAAGGGTTTCACCAAGTGAGGTAACGTCAATTAGCCTACCAACTATTGGCATGGCCCGAACCCAGTTGGAGAACGGCCCGCGATGGCCGGTCATCTCAATTGCGGCTTGCTGTAACGTCACCTCATCCTGCAGCCCGTGGAGGAAGCCACCTGCGGCCACCACTTCTAGGGTCTCCAGGACTTCGTCAGGAGGTACTTGCAGCTCTCTCAGCACTTTTGCCGCCACAGTGTGGCAGGCTTGCAACAGCTCAGGTGAGCGTGGCTTGCCGGCCGCAAATGCAGCGACTCGTGCGAGGGCTTCACGGTTGACTTCTACGCGCCTCTGACCTCCAAGAAGGTGGCCGATGCTGAGCGCGTCCTTTTGCTCGTTTTCGGCCTTACTCTTCTTTTGGCGTGGAGTTGCTCCTACATATCCTTCAGGGGGTCGAATCAGCATGGCCAGCTGACTCCACTCGTTCTCGTACTTGCGCTCCGCTAATGCCACCAGTTTCCCCGTGGCACCGAACGCCCAAAATTGCGGCGATTTGAACGCCACGACTTCGGGTGTTAACCAACTCAGATCACTGTGGTGGTAGGTTTGCATGTTGCCGGGGACGGTCATCAACACATGTCCTTCCGTGACCGTGTAGTGTCCCTCACCCAGGTTCCCTTCATTCCCGGGGAACTTATGCGCCCATGCCAACAC